CATAGTTTGAACTACCCCCTGAAGAAACTTCATCGTTAGTTTGTACAACTGTAGTAGCTGTCGTGTAAGTATTAGAAATTGTTCCGTTATACAATGCTATAACAAATTGATCTCCGCCATTCGCAAAATTATGCGTTCCTGACATCAATTCACCTTTAAAAGAAAACGGTACTACGTTTGCCATATTTTATCTCCTTAATATTATGGTGATGGTGATTTTAAAGGAGTACGAATAACACCATCTTGATATTCGTCTCGGCGTCTACGACCTTGTTGTTCGATCGCGTACGATTGAAGAGCTTTTTGATAAGCCTGCGTGTAGTATTGTAACATATCTGCAGGTCCTTTCAAGTATCCATATGCTTCTACCAGACATCCATATAAAAGTAAATCCTGATATTTATTTGATATATAAGTTCCATTTGTAGCCGCTGGAGCTGCTGTAGGTTGTGTGGTATTAGTTATACTTATTGGTTGTTTTACATATGCTAGTGTAATTTCAAAAGTAGCATTTGGTGTAGGAGCAACTACCCAAAAATTAGCATCCCAATTTGCATAATATTTGGGAAAACCAGATTGAGTGCCTGGAGTATCATAATAAGCTGCCATATAACTTGTATCTTTTTTTTCTAAAAATACTTGATCTCCTGCAGAATTTTTTAATTGTGCATATCTTATAAATCTTAAATCTGATGGGATAGTTACATATCTATTTCCAGAAACTAAATTTGATGTAGCATAAAATCTATTATCATCAGAATCAGCTTCTCTGTAAATTTTATTTTCTGTATTTTTAATGATAGTGTCTAATACTGTATTAGATAAGACACCATCATCAACTTCTGTATAGTTTCTAACATCAGTTCTTAAATTGTCTAAAGTATATGCCATTACTTAACTATCTCCACACAAGCTTTACAGCCTTTTTTATATCTATTGTGTTTTGGACAATGTTCCGGCTTTACTTCTTCGTAAAGAACTAAATGTGGGTCTTGTATTTCTGGTACAAATAAATTTTTAACCCAATTCCATATATTTTTAATCATTACATTATACCTCTTAACATTGGACTAACAAATGCGTTTTCTCCGCCACCTGTTATATTACCTACCGCATTATAAGGTAATGTTACAGTAAATCCAGTATTAATTGTTTTTGTTGCTGGCATTGCGCCTGTATTTTCTGTTCTTGTAGTTACAGATTGTATTTCTAAACTTGGAAAAACGGTAGCTGCAATATGTGCAGTTGCTGTACTACTTATTGATGTTTCTCCTCTAAAAGGTGCATTTGTGCCTCTTGATAGACCTGTTAAAGTTTGTCCTCCAGATTTACCTGTATATTTTATTACTTCTCTTTGAATTACAGGGACATTGTCTGGATCAGTTGCTGTAGGTTGAGTTGCACTTTGTACAAAATAAAAACCTGTTGCAGTAAAATTTGTATTAGAATCAAATGTTGCTGTTGTTGCTGAAGCTGTTATTGCATCTCCAATTGCAAATAAAGGAAAAAGATTAGTTCCTAAATTAAAACTTTCCGTAGGATCATTACTTGCACCATTAAAAAATAAAACAAAATCTCCAACTTGTAAATTATGATTTAATAAACTTACAGTTAAAGTAGAACTTCCATTTGTAACTGTAAAAGGATCTTTTGGTAAAGCAACTGCAGTCGGTGGTTCGTTTCTATCAGTTCTTGTATTTAATAGTGACACACCATCAGCACCATTTGGTTTAGGTTCAAGTTGTGGTTGTTTAGGTTCAAATTCTGTAAAATGAACAAATGCACCATTCCATTCTCTAACCATTTCTCTGTATGGAAACTCCATACCAGATCTATCTGATATTGCTTTTGCGTATTTACCTGTTGCGTATCGGGCCATTAAGTTCCTGGGTAATAAGCTTTTGGTGTAATATATGTACTAGAATCTGAACCATCTTCTTGTAAAGCTCTTTGAAATTCATCTTCATAGACTAATTTTAATTGTTGTGTAAGTTGAACATTATATTTCATAGAAAGATAATAAGCTAAACCTGAAACCATACATGGTACAAATCTATATGGTAAATCAGTTGCGTTTGTATAAGCTCCTACATCTTGAATTCTTTTTATGTAATAGAAGTGCATATCTTTGGAGGCACTTGTTGCATCTGGTGTTGGATATATACTAATACTTACATGATCTATAAGTCTTTGTACCCAATATTGATTGGGTGTGCCTTTAGATAGTTTATTTGAAAAACCTGCATAAGTAGATCTATCAACTTTTGTCATTGGACTATCTGATTGGTCAGTCTGAGTTCTATTGTTTCTTAATTGTGCTTCAAGGACATCGGACATTCCATAAATACCATTTGGATTTGATGTAGCACTTGTGCCGTCACCACTTGATCTAAAAAATTTATATTCAGCTTGTCCTTCTACTAAATCTAAATCTAATTCATCTATTTCCCAATAATGAATACCTCTATTGCCCCATTCTTGAAGCATTATATTTAACGATCGTTTTGATGTTTTTAAATGATATCCTGTAACATCTTGAATACCAAGACGTTCAAAAGCTTCTTCTATTATTTCATCAATAGAAAAAGTTTTATCAAAAGTAGTTGTACCCGAGGTAGTGTTAGCCATTTAACCTCCTAGCCAGTATAACCTAAAGTGACCGACCCTGTTCCAGTTACATCTGCGTAGATAGTAGTTTCAAATCTAATACCATTTCCTGGTACATAGATATCTAATCCTTCGCTTCCAAAAGTAGATTCAAATATTATATTTCCAGATGCTGTTGATGCATCATAAAGTTTTAAATTTGTAATACCTGTGGCTTGAATATATGTAACTCTAGCAGGACCAATATTAGTAGATCCTCCTGAAAAAGTTTTAACCTGTCCATCAGCTGTAAGTGTTGTAAATTTCTGATCTGAACTCATATTTTTCTCCGTTAAATTTATGTGTGGGCCGAAGCCCACACTAAATTAATTATTACGCTATTGTTGCACCTTGTGTTGAACTTGCAATCCAACCAACAGTACTGTTCCAAACTAAAGTAGCTGACTCTCCAACGTCATTGAAAGTAATTGTAGTTCCGTTTGCAAAAGTAGTTGGAGTTAAAGTTCCATCTCCACCATCAACAATCATGTTAACAATTTTAATTTGTCCTGAAGTTGTACCATCAGCTAAAGTTAATGCATTAGCTCCAGTAGTAGTTAACTCAGTTACCAAGTTAGTTAAATCAACTGCACCTGCTCCTGATAAAGATTGAACACCACCTCTAATAGCTTTTCCATAAGCTGCATTAGATGTGATTGCACCTGTAGTTGCGTTTTTTGTTACGTCTTCAAAACCGTTTTCCGATCGGACCGGTCCTGTAAATGTAGTATTTGCCATAATTTTATCCTCCTAGTTTCCGAACATAGTCTCTAGGCCGTCGACTATACGCGTCTATGTTCTAATTAATTGTATAGTGACAAAACTATATACTAGTTTTTAGTAGAGTGCAAGAGAGCCTGTAATGTGAATTGAATTTATTCAACGATGTAGCTTTTTATTAAGTAGCTACTGAAACTTGTGGAGTTACACTTTCAATAGTGTTTTGTTTGTGAGCAATTGCTGCTTCTTCCAGCTTGATCTTTGTGATGACTTCTTTAACTTTGTCATCGATTCTGACCATCTCTAGAGTATATCTACCGTTAGATAGATGCTCCTGTGCCCACTTCAACTCCAAGGACCTTTTTGTTTTGTATAGGTCTTGTATCATCTATAACCTCCTCATAGGTTATTCTATTTACCTTGTCATCATAACTAACTCCAAGGTTTTCCCAAACTATACTATTTTCTCCAAGTTTGTCAAGGATTGATTGTTCTAGTTCTGTTGGGGAATCTTCTGATTCTACTGTAAATTTGGCGTGATGATTGTACGCCCAAATATTTATTATAAATTTTTTCATGAATCTCACCGTTTATTTTATGATTGTGGCGGAACTATGTCCCGCCACAAAAAATTATTGATTACGCACCTTCAACACCGAAGATACCTCTAGGGTCTGATACGCCGAAGCTGTATCTTTCTCTAGCTTTGTATCTAACGTTGCCAGTATCGAAATCACC